TAGCGTCCATGCAGTCCCAGACCTGCGAGGCGAGGTCAAAACCGCCCACGGTGAAAGTGCCCAGCGCCTGGGTCTTTGTGGCTACCACGGGCAGGCCCCACATGACCTTCGCCGCAAACGCGGCAGGGCCACCGAAGAGGTAACGACCATCCGCGTCTTTCAGCAGCGCAATCGCATGCCAGTCGCGAGGGTTGAGGATCAAGCCCGAGGCCTCAAATTCGGATTCGCTGGTCTGGAAGATCGCATGGGCGATCTGGTCGGCGCGGGTATCGCCTTCCTTATCCAATCCTGCATCGTAGGCGGTGGCCACCTTGTTCAGGCCGATCAGGTTGTCGCCCGTACCGTCACCGTTGAGCAACTGACCCTCTTCCACCAGCGCCAAACCGAACAACAGCCGGTTGTTGACGTAGGATTCCAGCATCGGCGCGTCATCCATCACCTGGCGCGAAGCCTGAATCCAGTGGGCGATGGTTTTGACGTTGGCGGTTTCTTTGGTGAAGGTCAGCTGAGATTCAGGCTTCAGAGTGCCTTCGGCCACCGATGCGGCGCTGTTGACGAAGACGTTTTCACGAACGTACTCGATTGCATTGGACGTGGTGCGGCCCTGGGCCAACAGGTCACGGATGGTCAGGCGGCGCAGGCCGGGCATCAGGATGCCAGGGTTTTGCTGCGCCTGAATCAGCGTGCCGGCAGAGCCCGCGCCACTGCCCAAAGCCTTGTTGAACGTCTTCACGTCAACTTTCCCGGAGGTCGAGCCATTCCAGGACTTCTTGAGGTCTTCAGCGGTGCGCTCGGCGAAGGACTTTTTGGTCTCAGGGTTGTCCAGGCTGCCAGCCGCCAGTTTCTGCTCCAGATCAAACAGCCGGGTGCTGGATTTGGTCAGATCGGCCTGAACGGTCTGCAGGTCGGTTTGCAGTTTCTTGCTGATCTCGCCGGTGGCGGCGATCTCTTTTTTCTGCGCATCGAACAGTTGGGTCATGTTCGTTTGCGCGGTTTCGATTGCCTTTTGGATATCAGCCAATTCGGACATGAATTAGTTTCCTACAGATGGGAAGGACTTGATGCGATCAAGGATCGCGTTGATTTCGCCACCTTCGGAGTCGCTCCGAACTGCGGACTTGATGCGGGCGATGAACGCCAACGCTTCGGACTTGGAGAGCCCGGCGGAATCTCTCAGCCAGTTCTCCGCATCACGGATGGTTTCAATGGTGTCCATGCTCTTGAGCGCCGATACCGTGGCGTGCTCATTCGCGGGGAAGGTGCAAATGCTGATTTCGCTCAAGCGGGAGACGTTTTTGAACGAATAGCCGGTCGCAATGGGCGCGCAGTCACCTTTTGCCGCCGAGAAGCCCACCGACATGCCGCCCACGGTGCCGTGGATCATTGCCGCCTTGAGGGCGTCCGACTGCGGGTTGCCGGGGGTCAGCTCACCCCGGACATGCAGGCCGGTGCTGTCTTCTGACAGATCCAGCCACTTGCCCACCGGGATTTCATTGCGCCGGTGGTTGAAGAACATGGCCACGGCCCGGGATTGGGTTTTCAGTGCGGCAGCAAAGGCGCCCGGCTCCATAATGTCGCCGTCGCTGTCGACCACGCTGAAGACGCTGGCATAGCCTTCAAAAATGCCCTGGGCGCCGCCGCTGGAAAACTTGATTGCGGCCTGATCGAAGGCCAGTGTTTTGCAAATGCTCGGCATTTCAGTCTCCAGAAAAACTAAACCCCGCTGGGTGCGGGGTTCGTTTTGCCAAGTTGGGTAAGCGGCACGTTCTGAGACTGCCGGGTTGCGACGTCGCCGCCGGGGAGTGGCGGCCGGTTACCGACACGCCTGCCCTCGTTCACCGTGAGCAATCCCGTATCGATTTGGGTTTTCATGTAATTGGCCCGGGCCGTCGAATCACCGCTCAACAATCCGTCGCGGTTGTGTTCGGCGTGGATGCGGCCCAAGTCCGCGGGCTTGATCAGCCAGCGCAAAATGCTGGTTTCCCAGATTTCAAGGTACGGGTCCAGGGTGTACTGCAGGAAACCGAGGTTCTGCTGCTCGATGCCGGAGCCCCAACTGGTGGACTTTTCGACATCGCCCACCAGGTGCGGCGGCACGCCGAAGAAGCGGGCCAGCTCGCTGCCGTGAATCTTGCGCGCTGCCATGGTTTCGGCGTCCTGCGGGCTGACGCCGATGGCCTGGGTGGTGAACCCCGCCTCCAGCACCCAAAGGCGCTTTTTGACCGGGCCGCCGGAGATCTCCTTGAAGTTCTCCTCAAGCTGATCGCGCTGGGCCTTGTTGAGTGTCTTGCCGTCGCCGGTCATCAGGATCTGCGGCGACTTCGCACCATTGGCATAGAAGTCGCGCTGCTGATCCTCCATCGCCACCGCGACACCGACTGTTTTGGCGCCGAAGGCAATCGGGGAAAGCCCCACCAGCCCGTTAAAGCCAAAGCCCTTGAGGTGGAAAATCTCCGACTGTTTGAAGTCGGCGTATTCACTGTCACGGCGGTAGCGGTAAACCACCCGCTTGCCTTCAAGCCTCACGTCCATATTGACCGACATCAACGGCACCAGGCTGATGATGTCGCCCACACTGTTGCGCTCGATCAGCGCGTAGGCATTGCCGTAATAGCAAAGCTGCATGGTCATGGCGGCGCGAAAGTCGAAGGCGGTCATAAACTGGTTGGGGCTGTAACGCAGCAGGCGTGCCAGCGGGTTATCAAAGCCAACCTTGGATCGGTCCTCACCCTTGGTTTCAAACACCTCCAGCGGCAGGCAGGCCGTCACGCTGGAGATGAGTCGCACGCAGGCGAACACGGTGGAGATTTGCAGCGAGCGTTCATCGTTGACGACTGAGTCGCCCACCACGCCGGTAGCGGAGACAGGCCCGGTCTGCGAGCCCTTCTCGGGAGAGACCAGGCGCCCACCAACGAAGAAGCTCGCCATACGCGCCCAGAAAGGACTGCGGGTGCGCAGGTCAATGCTGTAGTCGGTGTCTGCCATTACATACTCATTGGTCGATTGAGGAAGTCATCGATGTTTGCCGAAGGCATGGGGTTCAGTGACAGCAGCGTCACCGCGTTAAACGTGGCCATCAGCGGGTCGATCTTGGCCGAGCCCGAAGCCTGCTTGGTGATCAGGATCGAGTTGCCCCGTGGCTCGACTTTGGCGTTGCCGCAGCACCAGGCCATCATCGGCTGGCCGCCGTGGATCAAGGTGCCTTCGGCCAGCTTGCGCTCGGCGGTTTTGATTGCGCCGCCGAGCTTCCAACCCTGGGAGATACCAATGACTTTTTCCTCGGGTACACCGGCTTCGACCAGGGCATCGAGGATCGCGCCGATACCGGCCGGGTCGAGCCCGACCTTGTCCAGCAGGCCGGATTGCTCAACCCGGGCAACCAGGCTGGCTACCTGCTCAACGTCCTGGCCGATCTGCTCGACCAGGGTGAGGTTTTTGTCTTTGGCAAAGTCATGGAAGTTGGCCGCCACGGACTGGCGACGGACCAGCACCGAGGGGAGAGCCCAAGCGTGAGTCCACAACAACCACTCGCGGGTCGCCCGGTGCCGGCCGACAGCCGCAAAGCCCAGCAAGTCATCCAGCCCGCCGCCATCAATGCCGATATCGATCACTTCGCACTGGCGCAGCAGGTCATCGAAGCTCAAGCCCGGACGCTTGCCCTGCACCTCCCAAAAGTCGGCCCCGGCCCAGCGCTCGGACAGCAGCGCCAAACCGACTTCGATATTGGCGTGCTTGGCCAGAAAGCCGCGCAGCTCTTCTTCGCCCGCTTCCTGCGCCATTTTGAAGCTGCGCAGCAGGAAGGCTTCGTCCACCGAGAACCCCATGTTCGGGTTCACCAGGTGGAAGTTTTCAACCAGGCGGGCTTCGCCGCTTTTGATCATCGCCTGCGGAAACTCGTAGATCACCGGCAGGAACTGGTTGTCATCGATACGCCCGTCGCGCACGGCGCGGGAGTACTTGAGCTTTTCGCGGAACACACCGGCAGGCGGCTCGTTGGACTGCGTGGTCAGCCAGATCACAAAGCCTTCAGGCCGTGACGCCAGACCGCCGGTGGCTTCGCGGATGATGTCCGGCGCCTTGACGTTCTTGCCGAACAGCCAGGCTTCGTCGATCAGCACGCCCACGGCCTTTTTGCCGCCCACCGTGTCGCCATCGGCGGCCACCACCTTGAGCGTGGCGCCGGTTTCGCGGTGGGTGATGGTGCGCAAGTGCGGCTGGACGTGCATCAGGTCGCGCAACTCTTCGTCGTGCTTGACCATATCGGCCGCAGGCTTGAACGAGTTGTCGGCAATTTCCTTGGTCGGGGCCAGGATGATGAACTCGGCCGACATGCGCCAATTGCGGATCAGCGCGGTGAGCATGATCCCGGCGGCAATGGTCGACTTGGAGTTCTTCTTCGGAATACACAGCATGTATTCCGAGATCATCCGGCGCCCGGTGGTGTAGTCGTAGGCGCCGAAGATCGCCCCGGCGAAGTCGAACACCCACTCGGCGCAAGACTCGCCAATGGTCGGGCTGCCCGGGGCGTCGACGATCTTCAGTTCGCGCAACACCGCCAGACCGGCTTCGGCCTCCTGCGGGAACAATGGTCGCGGGATAATCGACTGCCCCAGGCGCAGTTTCTGCTCCCAGTCCGGGCAGGCGGTCGTCCATTGCATTTACTTGACCGCCTTCAATGGGGGTGGGCTTGAGCCAAAGCGCCCTGCCCCGGCAACCTTCGCCGCGTTTTCGCGCTCGGTCTTTTTGCCGGTCTCGCCTTTGCGCGGGTGCATAAAGGGCATCAGCGCTTTGGCGGCATCGACCCGCAGCTTTGCCTCGGCTTCATGGTCATTCATGGCAGCCAGCAGGAACGCTTTCGGGTCGGAGAATGACAAGGCCCTGTTCAAATCGAAGCCAGGGCCGTCATCGGGATCAGCTGCTTGTGGCGCATCAGCAGCCGGTTGTTGCGCTGCTGGAGCTTTAACAATTTTGTTAACTTTTTTGTTAAAGGTCGTCCCGGCCATTGCGGCCATGACGTAAGGGTCTTTTGCCAGCCGTGATCCGGCAGCCGATGCGCTGGACGCCGCGTAGCCTGCGGCGATGGCTGCGTCCTTGTTTGAGGCACCGCCCCGCAAAGCGTCGACGAATGCCCGCTTCTTGGGTGTTAAAGCCATTAACAAAAATTCCTGAAAAGGGGAAAAAATGTGCGCGTGCGGGGATGGGTGGTCTAGGAGCAAAAGGCCTCTGGAGTTTTACCCTCCCCCCTCCACCAAATGAGAAATATTCTCATTAAATCAAATAAGAATCATTCTCAAATTCACAAATGCGAATTAATTGCAACAACTTTATTGGTAAATATTCTTATTCGCATATTTGTGACCGAAACGCGCAATAAAGATTGACATTGCAAGGCCGTTCAACCTGCTGATTCCTCACGCTTTTTGACGATATCGTGGCAAGGTCTGCACAGCGACTGCCAGTTGGTACGATCCCAGAACAGCGTCATGTCGCCACGGTGCGGGATGACGTGGTCGACCACGCTGGCCGCTGTCACCCGGTCATCACGCTCGCAGTAGACGCACAGGGGATGGGCATTGAGGTGCACCAGTCGCGCCTGTTGCCATGCGTAACCGTAACCGCGCTGGGTCGAGGTGGCCTTGTCACTGCGCCATGACCCAGGCACTGCGGTTGCGATGCGATTGGCCTGGGGTTGCAGGCGTGTGGCCAGTGTCTTGAGGCGGCTCATGCTGGATGGCGCGGTGCGCCGCTCATGTAGGTCAAAGGCTCTGACTCGGGGTCCTGCTCAATCCCCTCTTCCGCCAAGGCTGTGATCAATTGGGTCTGCTGGGTCGCCATCCGTTCGAGGATCGCTGTCTGCTTGATCTGTTCGGCCAGTACCTGGCTGAGCAGGCCAGCCAAAGAGCTCTGCTGCTCGCTCATATGCAATCGCCTTCCACTTGTTGAGTTGTTCGCGCCGGGCGGCGCATCCGCTGCAGGCCATCACTCGGACCGCCGTGGCAGCTTGAAGTCAGCGAAGCGGTCAGCCAGGTCGGCGATCTTCTTCACACCCAAGAAACCAATCCAGATGCCTGCCGGTGTGGCCAGGCTGGACGGCAGGCCGAAGTACTCCAGCACCGCGATCAGGCTGGTGGTGAGCAGCATGCAGATGGTTGCTTCGAGCATCGCCTGCCGCCGAGTGCCTCCGCCGTAGATGATCCGCAGCGCCGCCATTACAAAGGACAGTGTGGCGGCATAGATCGTCGGCGAGTGCTGACTCAGCCACGCGAGCGCTATCACCCAGGTGTCTGGCTTATCAGGCATATGAGGCATCCGGTGTCCTCCCGAGCTGGGAGCAGAATGGGTTCGGCCCCGACAGCACTCCCAGCTTGAGGCGATGGGTGTGGCGGGGCCGAAAACGAAAAAGCCCAGCGCGATGGCTGGGCTTTAATTAGGTGCAGATTCCAGCGCGGAGCTCTGGTTTTAGCTGTCTCTCAGATCAATAAGCCCGTCCTCTTGACGAGCAATACGCACCTTATAATGCGAATCTTCGATAATTGCTGATACAGGCGATGGGCCAAATTCTTTGCTCAACCCAAGGTTCAAACCTTGGCAGACAGCCTCGGCACGTTCGGGATCATCACCTTCAAGGGGAAACGAAATCTCAAAAGGGGAATTGCCAAACGGATATTCGGAAAACTCTCTCCTGGCCATTTTCCCCATGCATGCAACCAGCCGAGTGATTACAACTTCCGCGTCAGTAGACATAAGGCTTTCTCCCGTTCGATGCAGGAGATTGACCGAACAGGCGTCAAAAAGCAAAAAACCCTGCTAGAGAGCAGGGCTTTTGAATTTCGATTCTCATAACGCGTAAGATCGACATGATGGAGCTAATTTACGACCAAACCGCCATCATGGTCAAGCC